CAAAGGCCAAGTGTCATCAGGTTTTAGGTAATCACGATATTCGACCAATGAAGAGAATCCTTGAGTCCTATCCAGAGGCTGAACTGTTCATGGACTTTGAAAAGTGGTTCAAGTTTGACGGAGTAACTTCTCAGATGGATATTCGAGAGGAGCTTATTATTAATGGGATATGTTACCTCCATGGCTACAAGAGCGGATTAGGGCAGCACAGGGATCACAATAGAATGTCAACTGTATGCGGTCACTCCCATCTAGGAGGGGTAGATTTCAAATCCTACGGCAAAGAAACCCTATTTGAGCTCAACGCCGGATACATTGGTGACCCAGAATCAAAAGCTCTGTCATACACACCACAGAAAATCACAATTTCAACTCATGGAATTGGAGTGATTGACCAATACGGTCCAAGATTTATTCAATTTTAGCTATTCGATATTAGGACTATCCCATTTTTTTGGAATAGCTGACACTTTAAGAGTCTGCATTGTGGGAATAGGTCGCAGGACGCGATTTCACCACAGACCGATTACTTCCGTTGGCGGTTCCTTACGTCCAAGGGTGCAGACGCCAAATATGTACCAAAAATTGCTATTTTAAGACATATTCAACCAAATTTTGTTACCCATTTAGGGTAAACTTGCCAAAAACCATAAAAAAAGTAATGATCTAAATATGGCAAAAATGGGAAGACCTACTGATTACAGACCTGAGTACTGTGAGATGCTCGAAAATCACATGAAGTCGGGTGGATCATTCCGTTCATTCGGAGCTCTAGTTCACACAACCGAGAAAACACTTCACACTTGGCTAGATGCGCAACCAGACTTTCTACAGTCCAAAAGACGCGGAGAGTTATATTCTGCTAAGTTTTATGAGGATATGGGTAAGATGATGGCCGCTGGTCAGATGAAGCGAATAGTGCGCGAGACACCCATTTTAGGAGCAGATGGTAAGGTTCAGTATGATAACCAAGGTAACGTGATATACGAGAGAGAATACGCTCCTGCCTCAACTAATGCCACTGTGTGGATATTTATGATGAAGAACATGCATAAGTGGCGTGATAATGTAAATTTAGCTGTATCTGGAGACGGTGAAGGTGGTTCGATCAAGATTGATCATAGAGCCGAATCGTTTGAGGAGAAGATAAAGCGACTTGAAGAAGCAAACAAAGTATTGAAAGAATTGGAAGATGGAGTCATCGACATTACAGGTATCCAGAGAAAGCTTGACGGAAGCAGCGGACTTGAGGCTCCAAGAGACTCTGGAGAAGATCAAGACCAAAGCTAGGGAGTCGATGCTTGCCTTTACGGTGAGGACGATGCCTGATTTCCAGATCAATTGGCACCACAGAGTCCTTTGCCATTATCTCGACCTATTCGCTGAGAAGAAAATTAAACGCCTGATTGTATCCATGCCACCGAGACACGGGAAGTCAGAATTGGTATCGAGAAGATTTCCTGCCTATATATTTGGTAAAAAGCCAAACACATCTATCATTTCATGTTCTTATGGTGCTGACTTAGCTTCTAGGATGAACAGGGACGTACAGAGAATCATCGAAACAAGCGAGTACAACGAAATCTTTCCAGCCACCTCACTGAATGGCTCGAACGTACGATCAGTTGCCCAAGGTAGCTATTTAAGGAACTCGGACATTTTTGAAATCGTAGGTCATAAGGGTGTTTACCGATCAGCAGGGGTAGGTGGTGGTATCACGGGTATGGGTGGGGAATATATCATCATCGATGACCCGATTAAGAACCAAGAGGAAGCCGATTCAGAGGTTTACCGCCAAAAGGTATGGGATTGGTACACTTCGACCCTGTACACCCGACTCGAAAAAGAAGGCTGTATCCTAATCACCATGACCAGATGGCATGAGGACGACCTTGTTGGAAGGTTGCTTGACCGCAAAAAGAGTGGTGATGAATTTGCCGACGAGTGGACTGTGGTCGATTTCCCAGCCATTAAGGACACGGACGAGAATCCATTAGACCCAAGGGAGATGAATGAGGCACTTTGGGAGTGGAAATACCCCATTTATACCCTCAAAGGAATTAGAGCATCGGTAGGCGGTAAAGTTTGGAACGCATTGTATCAACAAAGACCAAGCCCACCAGACGGTAACATTGTGAAGCGTAGTTGGTGGCAGTATTACGAAACACTTCCAGAGATGGATCAAATTTACCTATCGGCAGATTTGACCTACAAGGAAGGAAAGACGAATGACTTTGCTGTATTCCAAATATGGGGAAAATTGGGAGCAAGGCGTTACCTTATTGACCAAGTTCGAGAGCGTATGGGGTTTACTGAGCAACTAAGAGTCATGCAGAATTTGTGCGCTGCGTATCCAAAACTCACATCAAAGTGGATTGAGGATGCAGCCAATGGAGCAGCACTGATTGATTTCCTCAGGGATAAAATACCCGGGATCATTGCGGTAAAACCTAGAGGGTCAAAGCTTGCGAGAGCAGAGTCGTGCGCCCCAATGATTGAAGCCCAAAATGTTTATTTACCTAGCCCAAATATTTGCTCATGGATTCACGACTATGTGGAAGAGTGGGCATCCTTTCCAGCTGGCAAACACGATGACCAAGTGGATTCAACAACTCAAGCACTTAACCATATAACCAATGCGTTAGATTCTGACTGGATGCCTATCAGCCTAACGGGTGAGAGTAAATGGCTTGGCAGATAACAAAAAGTCATTAAACTGTTATTATGCACGGAAGCTCAAATTACAAAATTCCTCGCCTGTCCGAATTCAAAAGGACAGCAACCACACGTCAACTTGATTTCAGCCCTGAGCGTCTTGCTATTCAATTCAGGGTTGGAAAATCATTGAATAGCTTCACAAATGACCAAGAGTTCTCTATTCTATTTTTAACGAACGAGAAGGTACCGTTCCCTAACTAGGAGGTTTAGATGAAAACTATAGTAGTCGGATTTTCTCGCCCCAAGAAATGGAAACCCTATGCTCAAGGTATTATGCTGGTTGATAAAACAAATTTTGATCATGGCTACCTACGCTTCGATTCTCCTCGTTGGGATTGTAGCTTTATTTACCAATCGTCTGGTCATCGGACTAATTTCATGGGTGGCGACTATTTTTTTAACGAAAATATTGCTGTCGAAGAATATGAAATTCCAATCTCCTCCGAAGAGGAAGCAACCCTAGGAAAACTTATGGTGTCCCGTGAGGGATTGCCTTATGCTGTTTTACAAGTGATCGGTAAGGCTATCGTTGCAACCGTCTTTATGTGTTCTTATGGAAAGATAAGGTTATCAAACCCATTCAGAGGGAATGACATGAAGACGGACTGCATTGAAGAGATTGCAATTGTCCTATCCCATGCGTGTAAGGTAAATGTACCATTGGATATGAATACAATCACACCAAAGCCGTTTCGTGATTTCATAGCAGCATTACCAAATGTGAAAAGGATAAAATGATTTACGCGATAGTTAACAATAACGTAGTTGAGCAAGTAAGAGCGATCTCTCAAGAAGAGTTTGATCAGGGTATTGTTAATCGCAATCAGGCAGTTCTCGATATTACTGGAATGCTTCCAGAGCCAGCAGTTGGTTGGGTTTATAATGGGTCGGCATTAAGTGGTCCAACTCCATCAACCAGAATTTCAAAACTAGCTTTGCGTCAAAGATTTACTTTCAATGAATTGGTAGCAATCAAAACAGCCTCGGCTTCAAATGCAATGGTAGGAGTTCTTTTAGATAACCTATCTGTTGCTACCTATATTGATTTAGGACTTCCAGCAACACAACAAGGTGTTGGACTATTGGTTCAGCTCGGTCTTTTAACCGCTGAAAGAGCTAATATAATTTTAACCACTCCACCAGTTTACAGTGAACTTTATAAGGGGATTGAATAATGGGTAATTACAGACAAAAAACTTTAGGTCTTTTAAATCAAGTTGTGGCATTCCCAGCAGCATTCGACAAAACAAATACATACATAAAAGGCCACGTTACTCAAAAAACGGTTAATTCAGTGCCCTGTCTAGGTGCCGCACAAACGCAAATCATCGATACTTTTACGGATACAGGTGGAGCTTTCACTGGCGGTAACTGTTATGAGTCTGTAAACAATCGTTTGTTTGTTCTTTCAACAAGCACAGCAGGTGGTATTGCAACAATTTGTCTTTACAATTTTGATACCGCAACAGGTGTTCGTGGAGCTTTGATTGGTCGTATTCAATTAAACTTACCAGCGACAACCCACACGTTTCGTATGTTTGCAGTAGCAGATGCAGGAACGACAGGATGGTCTATTGCGCTAGGCTCTATTGGTACTCTTACACAAATGGGTGGAACGTACCGGGTTCACAAGGTTGACTTGGCCGACTTCACTCCATCTCCGACGATCTTCTATGTTGCAACTACAGACGATTCAAAAGGGATCTACTTCGAGCAAGACCCCACCGCTTTCGGTGGTAACCATACTTTAACCGCAATTCAGGGTGGGGATATGTACATCCCTACGAAAGAAGTAATTGTAAACAACGGTGTTACTGCAACGACACAGCTTCTTGGTTGGGACTTCACAACAACCCCAACTCTTCAGGCAACAAAAACTGCGACCGCTCCAACGGTAGCTGCTTCCCCTACTTTTACAGTGGCAGGTCACGGATTCGAAGCGAACGCTGCATTGGTAATGACCGCAAATAACCCAACACCTTTCGTTCTTACGACACCAATTTTACAGACCGTTTATTATGTCCGAGCAACAAACTTGACTGCAAACACTTTTGAATTATCAGCGACTCTTGGTGGTGCTGCGATCAACGCAACGTCTGCGACTGCAGGGACTGTTTTTGCAAGAGCCTTCGGATTGTCTCTAACAGCATTTATGGCATCAAGAAAAACAGCTATTTTCACTGGTGCTTCCGTTGGTATCGCAGGGACGATTCTTCTCACTAACTCACACAACATTTGCATACCACCTGCAGGAACTCCCAATGCAGGACTTCCTTGTTTGTTCTTACCAACATCGTCCAACTTTCACTTGATCAGACTTTCCGAAATTACTGCAGGAGCAAGCTCTTTTGCAAATTTGGCCCAAGTGAATGCATTGGGTGGTGCAACAGATATAACAGCACCTACCGTTGTCCAAGCTAGATATTCAGAAACACTTGGAGCAATTATTTACTCAACAGGTATCTGTTCGATTGTGGTTAAGGGTTGGGTCAATAACGCGATTATAGGTAACTTCTTCGGACAGAGAAACGAGTGGTATGAAAACATTGATCCATCACACACATCAAACTTTGGATTTATGACGCTTGCGGCACTTGAAAGCCGAAACGGTTTTATTTTCATGATTGGTTCTACAGTAGGTCAACGCGTCCTAATTGCAATCGATCTATATAGTTCTGCAACTTTTGGAATGTCATACTTTACAACACCAATCACAAACACCAAAGGTTACACGTTCAAGACTTTGGAAACCCTAAGACAAAACGCAGACGTTACAAACTCTGGATTGCGTCAATACAAGACCTCAGCAAACTATGCGGACACCATTTTCGACAACCCAGATACCGGGTGGACTTCGGTTCCAAATGCAGTGGACGAGTCTGGGATCGCTTTACTTGATTGGACTATGTTCAGAGTTCTTCCAAGAATCTTTGAAAAAGCACCATACTCACCATCACAAACATCAGAGATTCTGCTTGGGTATATTGCTCAGAATGATAACTCTGAGAAGTGGTCTTTTGACGGAGAGCTATCTACCAAGTCTGCTGACAATCCGGCTTACTCGGTAGCTTATTTGGATATGGCTTATCAAGTGGCTGTTCCAAGCATCACAATGACAGCGGTATCTAAGGCAACTGGTTTAATTGTCAGACAAAAGAATACTGTTACCCATGCAGCCGAATTCAAATACAGCTCAAACGCAGGTGGTACATGGAATTCACTAGGTACAATTCCTAACGTAGCTGGCACAAGACTCCAGTATTCATGGGGAATTGCTTTACCAGAAGATGTTGAAATCATCTGGAGTGAAACCTAATGCCTAGTCAAATTTCAAGAGCAGCAGTTCAAAAGATTGCACTGTATGGGGTAAGCCAATTGGTTGCCCCTATATTTGCTGGAGTTAGTTCATTAGTTCCAAATACTGATGGTTCTATTACGGTAAACTGGGCAGCAGCGACCGCCCCTGTAGACTGTGTTACTCCAATTGAATACATACTCTACATAGCCCTCGGGAGTGTGAATGCTGCGACTCTATTTCAGTCATCAAACATTTGCGGGTATCAACCCAGTGGAATTTTGACTGGAAAAATTTTCTTATTGTCCGATTTTATGACCTACCTCATAAATGGTAGCCAGTACACCATCGGGGTAAGAGCAAAGTCTGCGGTTGGCATATCTGAAAACAATACTACCATCCTTACTTGTACCGCGATTGCATCAGGTAATTTGCCAGCCGTATTCCAATCATTAGCAACTCAATTTGCAAATACACAGTCATCATTTGTAATTACAGAGGCAGCATTACAGGTCGATCACACAAACTTCCAAGATGATCATGTGAATTTCCAAGCAGACCACTCGAACTTTGTGGCAGATGATGCAGCATTTGACGCCGACCATACCAACTTTCAGACTGACCACTCGAACTTTGTGGCAGCACTTTCAACCATGTCTGGTTATTTGACAACTCTGAATGGGTATCTCTCTACGTTTAATACCTATTTAGGAACATTCAATACCAATAATATAAACGCAGCCGCTAACAATACAGCAATGGCTGGTTATTTGGTTACATTCGCAGCCGACCTAAGCACACTGGCTACAGATTTGGCAACACTGGCCTCTGAGAATGCTACGTTGATTGCTAGTAATGCCACTCTAAGCGCATCACTTGTGACCCTTGCATCTGACCTATCAACATTCAATACATACCTCAGTGATTTGAATACACAGATTACTGATTTGCAGAATAGCGTTATAGATATTAACGCAGCTGCGGCATTGATCTCATCAAGTGCAACAGATATTGCCAATGCAACAGCGGGTCTTCAGGCTTTGATTGATACTTTAACCAGCGTGGTTGCTGAAACAGCAGCCTTCACAGGTGTTATCCTCGTAGATAGCGAAGATGATATTGTGGTAATAGGAGAATAAAATGGCGTGTAAAAAAATTGAAATTACCAAGGGCGATACATTTCAAGGGGTGCTTCAGTTACGCAAAAGTGTAAATGGTGTTGTGAACCCGTATGTTATTCCAACTGGAGCGACTGTAGCGGTTCACTTTCCAGCATTCGATGCATCATCTCCCGTTATTTTATCAACTGCAAACGTAGGTGAAGTCACTATTGTTGATCAGAACCTTTCGACCATTAGTTATCTAGGTTCAACCACAAAATCCGCCTTGCTTAATCCGGGAAAAATGCAGAAGATCGACATAGTAATCACAGAACTTTCGGGAAAACAGTTTACTCTAACCAGTGAGGCTATTGTTTACATTGAGGATAGAGCGAACGCATAGGAGTTTGAATGTCAGAACCAGTAAACCAAACGGTAGATTTTAGACAAATAGGTGCAACGGGTCTAAAGAGATTCTCTGGATTCATTTACGAGGAATTTTTAAGAGAACTTACTGGCTGGAAGGGCGTGGCGGTTTATAAGGAAATGGGTGACAACGATTCAACAGTTGGTGCAATCCTTTTCGCGGTGGATAAACTTTGTCGTCGAGTACCTTGGAGAGTTCAGCCAGCATCCGAGCAACCATTTGATATTGAAGCAGCGGAGTTCCTAGAGTCATGCATGAACGATATGGATACCACTTGGATTGATACAATCTCAGAAGTGCTTTCCATGCTTCAGTACGGTTATTCTGTTCATGAAATTTGTTACAAACGTAGATGCGGTGATGGTTTAGACCCCACCATGCGCTCTAAGTACACTGATGGACGCATTGGCTGGAGGGGATTGCCTTTGCGTTCTCAGGATACAATTTACCGTTGGCAGTTTGATGATCACGGAGGCATTCAGGGTGTTGAGCAGCTCGCTCCGCCACATTACTACCATGTTGTGATGCCAGTGGAAAAAATCCTTCACTTCAGAACAACCATTCATAAAAACAACCCAGAAGGTCGTTCAATCCTTCGCTCCGCTTATCGTTCTTGGTATATGAAAAAGAACATTGAGAACGTAGAGGGAATTGGTATCGAGCGTGACTTGGCTGGTCTTCCTGTAATGTATGTGCCATCAGAAATGCTAAGTCAGAATGCATCTCAGGGACAAAAGGCATTGCTTGCTGAACTTAAAAACATTGTGGTTAACGTGCGTCGTGACGAGCAAGAGGGTCTTATCCTTCCTATGCAGTATGACCAAGCTGGAAAACCAATGTATGAATTCAAACTTCTATCCACTGGTGGCTCAAGAGCTTTCGATGTTGATAAAGTTATCAATCGTTACGACCAACGTATTGCAATGAGCTGTCTTGCTGACTTTATGTTACTTGGACAGAATCAAGCAGGCTCATGGGCAATGCATTCCGATAAAACTAAATTGTTCTCTATGGCAATCGGAGCATTTCTGGACATTATTGCTGAGGTATTCAACAGATTCGCAGTACCTCGTTTGTTTGGATTGAATGATCTTCAGGTATCCGATTATCCAAAAATCATGCATGGGGATATTGAATCAGTTGACCTCAAGGAGCTTGGAGACTTTATCACTAAGCTTGCTGGTGCTGGTATGCCATTGTTTCCTGATGTTGAACTTGAGAAGTATCTTCGTAAAGTGGCAAACCTTCCAGAAGCACTCATGGAAGTATCTGATATTGACCAACAGGTTGAGCCTCAGCATAAGCTTCCACCTGATACTATCACTGAGATTCCAGATGACCCGCTTCAGAAGCCCAATTCATTAAATGTTCCGGCAAATAATGAACCGACAGAAGGAGCACCTAAAACCAATACCGTAACCTCTGGTCAGTTAAATGATTTTACTGATGTGAGTCGCGCACCAGTAAAGAACCCATACGAAATACCTACAGGTAGACTATGAGATTCTGTTGCTCTGAACCTAAACACTATATTGCTAAGGCTAAAACCAAGCAAAAAGTGAAGGCTACATATAAACGTGTAGAGGCTTTGACTAAACAAATGTCGAAGGCCGTGAGCATTGATTTGGCTAAGGGAATAACCACCTTTAAAAAGAAAATCAAACCACAGATGATTCGTGATGCATTCGAGAGTAAAAACTATTCTGAAATTATGAATACAGTGCCATGGGATGACTTTAATGACCACATGGAACCGTTTCATAATTCATTAGCGAGCGCGGCCTTAAAAGCAACATCATTAACAATCCCGTCAATACCAGCACCAAAGAACAGTGCTTTAAGATATGATATGAAAAACCCATCTCTTAATAGGTATGTTCACAATCGTTCTGGTGAATTGATTGTAAATATTAAACAAGAATCACAAGCACACGTTCAGGCAATTATTGAGAGAAGTTTCACTCAAGCGATGACACCAGATCGTGTGGCTGATGAAATCAGATCATCAATTGGTTTACTTCCAAGACAAGAGCAAGCACTTAGGAATTACAAAACATCATTGCGTGAACAGGGTATGAATCCAGACAGGATTTCTGTACTCGGAGATCAGTATGCTGAGAGACTTTTAACAAGCCGCTGCATGACTATTGCCAGAACAGAAACAAGACGCGCAACAAACTTTGGTCAGCTACAAGTATGGAATGAGGGAGCCAATTTAGGTTATATCGACAAAACCAAGGCTAAGAAAATTTGGATTGTTGATGGAAACCCATGCGAGCTTTGTGAGCCAATGGACGGAATTGGTGTACCATTAGATGGAGTATGGACTCTTGATAATGGAACGGTTTGTGACTTACCATCTGACAGTCATCCTAACTGCCTATGCGGAATGGAACTAGACTTCGGTGATACCGAGGAGGACTAAAATGAATATTAAAGAAAAACTCAAAAAACTTTATGATAGACGTTCGGTTGATAAAAGCCAGCCAACTTCATCTGAGGTTCATGTGCCATCAGCCGGACAAGAAGACGAATTCGAGACTACTATCAGAAAATGGTACGGAGGAGATCAATCTGGTGGGGCTGTTCCCACTCCTAAGATTGTTACCCAAGAAGAGTATGATGATGCCAAAAAGGAATCTCTCAAAAACAACTTTGACTCTGATTCTAATATCTACCCTGAGTTAAATAACCTCGGTGCTCGAATTGCCAAGGCCGCACTTGCAGGAGAGGAAGCAAATCCAACAAAATCTGATTCAATTACTCCATTCCTAGATATGCAGAAAATTGTAGAGGGTATGGATTATGAAATGGACAGCGAGGGTGTTGATCCACAAACAGCATTTGAAAGCGTTCAGGATAACCTTGAAAAAGATCAACTCCATTATAAGAAACTCTTGTCTCAAGCAGAAGGAACTGATGATAAATTAGCCAAGGGGGATGAAGATGGACTCCATATTGATTTGGGTTCTGGACACGGTAGAGAATTTGGAGCTTTGGGCTTGGATGTTTATCCTTTTGACCACGGCACCCTCATTCACGATCTTTCCATGGGCATTCCCTTTCCTGACGAGTCCGCGAAAAAGATTACTATAAAAAATTCTGACGAATTGGAGCCTGAAAGCCTACTTGAAGAGATTCATAGGGTTTTAAAACCTAATGGAACATTCACCTATCAGGGAAAAAAAGACCTATCTAGTGCTCACAGTGGTTTCAAACTAGAGGTTTCAGATCACGAAATTGAAAAGGACAATACCGAAGCAGATGGTTGTTTTTCACAGACATTCTCAAAGGTTCATCCAGACCCAGCAACAGCAAACGATGCAGAACCTAAGATTGGTGTACGTGCAGAGCAATTAATGCCCACAGACCAATTACTTTCGATGGCTGCGATGGGATATTTTTCTGATGGACCAACATCTCGTAGAGATAACCAACTTTTGGGTTACCCATCACAGGGAGCTTTAGTACAAAAAGGTGGCCCGGGTTCTGGTGGGGCCGTAACCAAACTAATCAATATGGAGAAGTCTCCTCATATTTCAGTGGGAACTCGAAAGGGTGTTTTGGATAATATGCACTACTTCGAGGACTCAATCCCAATGGATAAGATTACCCATGTAGGTCAAGAGAAGTATGTTCCTGAAAAACTCAAGAAAATGCTCAAGAATTATGATGAGATCAAGGATAAACCAATTGATGTTTTAAAGGTCGGAGATGAATATCACGTAATCGACGGTCACCATAGATTCTTGGCTCATAAAAAGAATGGTGCTGGTTCAGTAAAGGCTCGTGTTCGTGTAAAGGCTGAAAATTCATACATTAAAAAAACAATGTCCGAAGGTAAGCTAATACCGATCATGAAAGCCAATAACGAAAAGCAAATTGTTTATGGAGTTGTTTTGGCACCAAATGAGGTTGATTTTCAAGACGATTTCATGACCGCTGAGGATATTGAAGAGGCTGCTCATAAATACATGGCGGAGTCTCGCGTCATAGGTTCTGAACATTCCAAAGCAATTAAGGCTCATCCAGTGGAAAGCTTCATTGCTCCTCAGGACTTTGAAGTATCAGATGGTAAATATGGTCCACAAAAAGTAACCAAGGGTTCTTGGGTGCTTGGCGTTAAGGTAACTGACCCTAAAGAATGGGAAAAGGTATCCGGCGGTGAGTATAGTGGATTTTCTGTAGGAGGGCTTGGGGCAAGAGAAGAAATCTAGTTGCAGAGCTAATTTTTTCCTGTCACTCTAAAAACAATGAGAAAGCTATTCAGCCTTGATCCAAAAGAAGTAAGTCTGGTCACTAGAGCAGCAAATAAAAAGAAATTTTTAATTACGAAAGCACATGGAGAAGTCCAAATGAACGAAAAAGAAATTCAAACCCTTGTTACAACCATCGACAAACCAACTCTAGGACGTATTGATAAAATCCTTAAAGCTTTTGGTATGAAAAAAGACGAGTCAAAAGATAACGCTGAAAAAGAAATTCACGTTGATATTGATTCTCATAAAGATGAATCAGAAGAGGGTGGAGAGATCGAAAAAGAGGAGTCAGCTCCATTAAGTGATCGCGCTCAAGCTGCTCTCAAGGCTGTTGCACGCATCCTAGCACCATTTAAAGAAGAGATTAAGGATGAACATTTAGATGCAATCCAACAAGAACTTGGTATGATGGAAGGTAAGGACGAGGAACTTGAGAAGGGTCAAATGGCTCAACCTCAAAAAGAAATTTCAAAAGAACATAGTGCTGAAGCTATGGAAGAGGCTAAGAAAGCCTATAAATCACATTTAGAAAAGCTTGGATACAGAAAATATCCAGATGAAGAAGTGGCTCAAAAATCAAAATCAGTTCTCGATGAAGGGGACGATGAGGAGGAAGAAGACGTGAGTAAAGAAAAGGTGGCAAAGTCGGAAGTGGATTTGTCAGCGTTTCCTAAGGAACAAAGAACTCATTTGGAAATGATTTTCAAATCCAATGCAGAACTTGTGACTAAGAATGCTGACCTTGAAAAGCAATTAAACGCAGAGCGTGAAGCAAGAATTCAAAAAGAATTCTCTGAACGTGCAGCTCAATTCAAACACTTAGGTGATACGAATGAGATTGCTGCGATTCTTAAATCGTTGTCTGAGAAAGACCCAGAAGCGTTTAAGAAAACAGAAACAATTTTAAAAACTGCTAATGATCAGATTGCTAAAGGCGAGCTTTTCAAAGAACTTGGCACACGCACTGGTGGTTCAGTTGGTGATGCTGAAGGTCGTCTCAACGCCCTCGTTGATTCAGTAGTACAAAAATCTGGTAACACAAAAACCAAAGAACAAATTTACGCGGAAGTTCTTGAATCATCTGAAGGCCGTAAGCTTTACAGTGATATGATGAACAGCCGTCCAGGAGGAATCTAAGATGAATACTGCCTACGAAATCCCATCCTTTTACCTCGGTGTGATTCCAGCGGACATTGATATGTCAAACGCTGCTTCATACCAGTTCCATGCAGTTGGCATTCGTGCTGCTGTAAACGTGTCTGGTGCCAATGGTGCTGCCTTGATTGATATGGCAAACGCTACTGGCACTGCAATTG